ATCATAAGCCGATTTCTTATTAGAGGGAGGTGAATAGATGCAAGATACTAAATATGTAGAAGCATATAGTGAAGATGCATATAATCGAGACGAAGTTAAATTTGATGCAGATATGAAATCTGGCAACGTCGATTTTAGTAACTTTAGGCGATTAATGGTACATGATATTCTAAACAATACTAAATTAATTGATACGGGGTATATCGGCCCTGTAAAATTAGAAGATGTACAAAAGGCTATGAGTCATCCACGTCATATGTGGAGAGTGTTGATGATTGCCAGCGAATACCTTATGACTATCAGTCCTCATTATTATCGTCTTAACAGTATGTTTGCAAACATGTCTTTGTTTTGTTGGTGGATAGACCTATATGATGTCAAGGATAATGCGAACATCCAGACGATTAAAAAGCAATACGGCACGCTAGCTGCTCGTCTTGAGAATATGAATCTTAAACATGAATTCTCTAAAATCATGAGAACACTTCCCTATCAAGACATTTTCTGTGGTTTAATTGTTGAAAGTTCAACTGATTTCTTTATACAAAAGCTAGACTTTAGAACTTGTAGGCTTTATCAGGTTCAAGATGGATTGTACAATTTTCAGATTGACCTCGGTAAAATAGTAGCAAAGGAAATCAATGCATACCCCGATTATGTTCAGGATGCGTATGTTAAATATATAAAAGGCGAACTTTCTTCGAATTGGTACCTCCCTCCTGCTGAAAAGCAGATTTGTATCAAGATGAATTCACAATGGACATATCCTTATCCTATGCTTATTGGTTTGCTTAAAGATATTCTTGATTTGGATACATATAAGAAGCTGAAACTACAATCGGCTCGAACCGATAATTATAAGGCTATTCTCGTTGAGGTTCCCATTGATGAATCAACTATTGATAAACCATTGTTATCTCCCGATACTCTCGGTATTTTTGCGGAGATTAACCGCGAAAGCATGAGTGATGATATCGGCATGATTCATACTCTTGGTTCTCCCGGACAAGCTATCAGCTTTAAGGATTCTGCAAATACTCGAAACAATGTATCCGATGCGGTTGATGAGCTTTATAATGATTCTGGTATTTCAAAAGAGCTGTTCAATGGTTCATCGTCTGCTACAGCTGTGACGTTTTCTGTCGAGAATGATTCTGGCTTTATATATGATGTTTATCGTCAGTTTGAACGTTGGGTGAATCGTTACATCAAGCTTCGCAAATTCAATAAACCTACGTTTAAATTTTATTTTTATCTATTGGACATCACGGTGTTCAATAGAGATACGGTGTCTAAGAGATATAAAGAATCTGCATCTATGGGTGTTGGAATCGATAGATGGCTTGCCTCTCTCGATATAACTCCATCTAGAACCCTTGGTTCTTACGTTATGAGCAAAGATATCTTTGATTTTCATAATAACCTTATCCCACTTCAATCCGCGTACAACGTTTCTTCCGAGATTCAGGAAGTTGATGAGAATAAAGGCGGAAGGCCGTCTGCTGAAGAAACAGGAGAACAGTTGAGCGACGAAGGCGAAAACACACGTGACCAAGATAAGAACGATATGTAGGTGTTCGATATGGATGACAAAAAGAAATTCAAAGTGAAAGATTTATCTATCGCTACCTATCTGAAGAATAACGGTTCTAAATTTATTGGTATCCATAATAGTGAATATATTTTTGAGTTCGACGATACGATTGATAGAAATCTTGATGCTTATTTTGAATTATACGAGAAATCTATGTTTTGAATTATATGAAGGAGTAAGTATATGAAACCATTATATTGTTGCAAAGGAAAGCGACAAGCAAATTATTTTCTTGAGCATGGATGCACATTAATCAGGATTGATTGTGACCAAAAGTCTTCTGGGTTTTTGGTTTTTATTTTTGAACACAATCAAAAACTAAATGATGCGCTTAAAACATGGAAGGAAGATAAAAAAACATATTTGTTTTAATGGTTATGTTGTGAAGGAGTTGTTATGTATAATAAAGAAACCGGTATGTATGAGGGATATATCTATCAAATTTATAATCCATTTAATATGAAAAGTTATATTGGGCAAACAACAAGGACGATACAAGGAAGATTTTCGGCACATAAGTCAGCATCAAAAAATGGTATTGAAGATTCATATTTTTTATATACTGATGCCAGAAATTTTGGATGGGATATTTTTGATGTATATGAGGTTGAAAAAATAGAATGCGATACAATTGACGGATTAAGAGGATTATTAAATACAAAAGAAATTTATTATATTGATAATTATAATTCTTTGTATCCAAATGGGTATAATATTAGTCCCGGTGGAAATGCTAGGAATATCCATTGTTATGTAAAAGTATATCAATTTGACCTTAATAAAATATTGATTGCCGAATATTTATCTATGGTGGAAGCGTCTATAAAAACTGGAATTTTAATTACTAAAATATCTGATTGTTGTAACGGTCGCACTGTGACGGCTGGTGATTTTTATTGGAGCAAATATCCTTATTTGCCTGATAATATTGAACAATATAGACATAAAAAGAGAGTTGTTCAATATACACTTGATGGAAAACTTGTTGGTGTATTTGACTCAACAATACAAGCAGGATATTCGTTTACATCTGATGATAAAAAAGCACAATCAATTAGTGCTAATATATCAAGATGTGCTAATGGTAATGCCAAGACTGCTCATAAATATATGTGGAAGAAATTTGAAGATGTTGTTGATAGTGATGGCAATGTATTAGAAAAACTTCCAAAATCGGATATTGTAGATAGTATATTTCAATGCAGGCCAGTGTCTCAGTATGATAAGAATGGAAAATATATTTGTACTTTCCCATCTATAATAGAAGCATCTATTGCGACGCAAATTAATCGTTCATGTATTTCTGCTTGTTTGGCAGGAAGGCAAAAGACTGCCGGTGGTTATATTTGGAAAGATGCATTGGAGGAGTGATTGTATGAATCAAAACATATATTCTCTCCCTGTTACATTCTCTGTCGAAAATGAGATTTCTGATGGTGATAATAGATTTATCGAAGTGTTTATTGATGTGCTTCATTTAGGTAGAAATCTTAATGGTAGCGTGTTTTCTCAAGATGTTGTTGATGCAAACATTGACACTATTAAGAACACGCCTATTCTTGGCTTTGTTCAAGTAAAGTCGGATGGAGAAAAAGACTTTAAGGGACATGAATATACTATTAAACGCACTGTGAATGGAGTTGAACAGGTCTATTCTGGCTCTGCTTACGGTGTTGTGCCAGAAAGTTATGATGCTCAATGGGTTGACAAAATGTGCGATGATGGTGAGATGCGCACTTTTTTGCGAGTTAAGGGATTGCTGTGGACGAAGTTTAGCGATTCTACTGAAATCGTAATGCGAGATATTATCAAACAACATAGTATGGAATTATATCCAAACAGTATTGAGGGTCACGAAGATGATAATGGCGATTTTGTGTTTGATAAATTTTCTTTTGATGGATGTTGTATTTTGTCAGATGATGTTCAGCCCGCTATGGTTAACTCGTGTGTAGAGGTTAATTACTCTGTAAGTGATTTTGTTAAAAACTTACAAGATGAATTAAATGATAAATTTGCTGTTTTTACCAAGCTTATTGATAAACAGAATGAACAAGGAGGTGTTAAGAATATGCCCGAAGATATTAAGAATGATGAAGTAATTGAAGATGTTAATCCTGATTTTTCTGAGCAGGTGGACGATAGCCAGTCTGTTTCTGATGATAATCAGCCCGCTTCTGATTTTGCAAGCACTATGATGCAGCAGTTTGAAGATATTTCAAATATCGTTTCCTCTCAAGAAACCGTGAAGGATAAGTGGGGTTATGATGCTCCGCGTTATTATGCTGTAGATATTCAGGATAATGAGGTTATCGTAGTTGATGCTAAGGATAATTATAATTATTACGGTATTCCTTATACTATCGATGGCGATAAGCCAGTTCTTGATTTTGCCTGCGGTACCCGTAAGAAGGTTCGCTATGAGAACTATGAGGATGGTGCTGTGATGCCTACAGGTGCATTTAGTTTCGGTGAGTATATTTCTTCTATTGAAAAGAATGCTTCTGAAAAGATTGAAAAGGTAGAAGCTGAATATTCACAAGTTAAATCTGAACTTGATGAAATCAAGCCCAAGTACGATGAATATGTTGCCGCTGAAGCTGAGCGTGAGGTCGCTGAAATCAATGCTGCCAAAGATGCTAAGTTTGCTGAATATGAAGATGTTCTTGGTGATAATGCAGAGTTTGAGGCAATTAAGGAGAAGCGCGAAGAACTGTCTGTCGATGAGATTGAAAAAGAATGCGCTGTTCTATATGTTAAGGCCACCCGTGCGGCAAAGACTAATTTTAGCAAGAATTCAAATGCTGCCGTTATCGGTGTTATGAATGACGGCGATGATGACGTAATTGATGGCTATGTTTCTACTAAATATGGTTATATTAAGAAGCGTTATTAATTAATCTGAGATTATAATTTTCTAACAAATTTCTGTACTTATATGTGTATAAATTTGTTTTTATTTTTATTTAAGGAGGAAACAGTATGAGCACTGTATTCGAGTCTACAAATATGGCCTCTACTAGCGGCGCTGCTCGTATCTTTGATTGCGTTGCTACTGAGGTTATTGAAAACGGTATGGTCGGTGGTCTTGGTGACCTAGCCGATGATGAAACTCATATTTATAAGTTTGTTAAGGGAACACCAGAAAAGAATAATTATGTAATTGTTGACCAGCCTGCATGGGACCCTGATGAGTCTCGTATGACTAATCAGCGTCGTGATAAGTTTGTAATTCCCGCTGGCACCCCATTCCGTGTTCGTCAGCTCATGATTAACGATGAG